GAAAGAAAAGACCCATCGCCCCACGCAAACAAATATGTACAGCAAACAGCGTTTTGAATTATGGCAAGAGGAGGTAGCAACGTAAAGTCTGTGGCAGCGCATAAAGAGAAGGGTAATTACCGGCCGTCACGCCACGAAAACCGGGCAGAAAACCAGGTTAAACTGGTTTCACACATACCACAACCCCCGGCGAAATACGACAAGAAACACCGGGAAAAGTGGAACGAAGTATGCACAAACCTGTACGAATTGGGCGCACTAAGTACGGCGGACCTGGATGCGGTGGCAAAGTATGTGGAAGCGTGGTTTTTGTCTGAATCGGCATGGGATGAAATACAGGCCGGAGGCATAACGGTAACAACTGAAAAGGGGGCGCGGATGAAAAACCCGGCCATCAATGCGTACAATGAAGCGGCGGCCATCCTGATCAGGCTGGGTGACAAATTCGGCTTTAGCCCGAAATCCCGGATGGGACTAAAGACAGAACCGCGCAAACCTGAAGACCCTTTAGAAGCCTTTTTGAATAATTGAAATTAGCGGATAAATATATCGAGGCGGTAATGTCGGGCCGGGAGGTGTGCTGTGAGTTTGTAAAGCTGGCAGTAAAGCGGCATTTGGACGATCTGGAAGCGAGCAAAGACCCGTCTTTCCCTTTTATCTTTTCAGAGCAGCAAGCAAACCGGGCTTTAAAGTTTGTTTCCATCCTTCGACACACAGAGGGCAAGTTAGCCGGTCAATTTTTCAACCTGCAGCCAAACCAGGCTTTTTCCATTGCCATGCTGTACGGGTGGCGAAGCCGGGAGACAGGGTATAGGAGGTATACCCAAGCATACATAGAGATGGCCCGAAAGGGTGGAAAGTCGCAATTTGCCGCAGCGCTCGAAATATACGGGGCTGGGTTTGAGGGGGAAGAAGGGGCGCAAGTGTTCACGGCTGCAACCACGGCAGATCAAGCGGGCATCGTATTCCGGGCGGCAAAGAAGATGTGTAGGTATTTGAAGAAAGACAGCCCCGCAATGGATAAAGTCATTGACATTTTTGCCCACTCCATTGTATTTAAAAATACAGATTCTTTTATCCAGAAAGTAAGTGCTGACCACGGCACGTTAGATGGTCTTAACCCTTACTACGCTGTGATAGATGAGTACCACGCGCATAAAACCGATCTTGTAAAAGGCGTAATGCAGACGGGCATGGGTTCCAGGGAATGTCCCATGTTAATCATAATAACGACGGCCGGTTTTGACAAGGAAAGCCCATGCTTTAAAGTAGAACGGGCTAACGCTTCAGCGGTGCTAAAGGGTGAACGAAAGCAGGACAACCTATTTGCGATCATATACACGCTGGATGAAGGCGACGATTGGCAAGACCCGGCCGTATGGCGCAAGGCCAACCCGAATTTAGGCAGTACGCCAAACGAACAGTATTTGCGCGATCAGGTAACGGATGCGATCAACAAAGGCACGTCTACCAGGGTGCAGGTGTTGACTAAAAATTTCAACTGCTGGTTGGATACGCCTAAAATTTGGATTCCTGAAGAAAGCATAAAATCAGTTATGCAGCCCTTGAGGTTGGAGGATTACCAGGGGCGGCCGTGTCATTTGGGTATTGACTTAGCAGCCACTTCAGACGTTACGGCAATGGCTATGTTTTTCCCGCCGAACATGGGCGAAAAGGCGGCGCTATTCCTTACGTTTTGGCTGCCTGAAGACACGATTGAAAAGCGCAAGGAAGATACTAACTACCTGGACTGGGTAATTAATGGCCATATCACAAAGACACCGGGCAATATTGCGGATTACAACTTTATGAAAAACGAGATCCTGCAGCGTTCGCAGGTTCACCGGATTGGCTCTATTGGCTTCGACCAATGGAACGCCTACCAGATGGCTACTGAGCTAACGGATGCGGGCTTTGAGATGAAGCAATGCAGGCAGTCATACGGTAATTTATCAGAGCCTTTGAAATGGCTGGAGAAAACCATCCTTGCAGGGGAGATAGAGATTGCAGATAATCCGGTTTTGCTTTGGATGTTTCGGAACATCGTACTGGATTATGATGCGAATGACAACATTAAACCAAACAAGGCAAAGAGCGCAAACAAGATCGACGGAGTTTCTGCGAGTGCGATGTCAATATTTGCATGGCTTACCCAGCCTGCCCCCGTTTCCTCTTATTTGCTGGATTCTGACCTTTTAACAATGTAAACAATGCCAATCTACCACAGTAAAAAATTCCGGGAATCTGCCTTAGCCCACCAACTGCTCGACGGTCTTACTGGCCTGGAAATAGGCGGCGCGGCGCATAACGCTTTTGGGCTTGATACGCTGAATGTAGACCGCGTTCACCACACAAATTTAGCCTTTATGGATTACGCCTTGGAGCAGGTAAGGCTTTGCGGCGAAGTGATGCCCGTTGATATAGTGGCCCCCGGTGACAGCCTACCAGTAAAGGACAAAAGCTATGACTTTGTAATTAGCAGCCATGTGATAGAGCATTTTTATGATCCTATTGCAGCGATCAAAGAATGGATGAGGGTTTCAAAAAGGTACATCTACATGATCGTACCACACCGGGATGCTCTGGAAAGCGACAAAGACAAACCCCTGACAGAAATCAGCGAGTTTCTAAACAGGCACAAGGTCGGGGCAAATATCGGGGCGAGTGATGAACACCATAGCAGGTGGACGCCTGATAGCTTTATGGTAATGTGCGGCTATATTGAAAGCCCGATAAAGGGCGAAACGTGGCGTGTGTGTGATTATCAGTATAGTGATGATAAAGTAGGCAATGGGTTTACCGTTGTCCTTGAATGTGAACAAAACATGGAAAAATGATAAGAGAGTCTGTGAATATATTGTTTTTAAAAGATCAATGGACTGAAAATAGTCCATTTTTAAGAAGTGAGCTGTATTACTTCTCTCTTTTAGACGACGCACCGTCAAAATATGAGGTAATTATAGAAAGAATCCCAGTCGAAGAAGAGGATTACGCAGCCTATATAATTGACCATGTGCATAATAACCCTAAAAAGTTTAAAACAGGGCAAGATGTAATAAACTTTTTTTATAAAGCCCTTGAATATCACAGAGATGCAAACAGGTATAAAGAGGCAGTTAATTTCCCTGTAGGGATTAGGTTTGATGTATTGAAAAGGGATGGTTATAAATGTATTATTTGCGGGAACTCGGCTAAAGATGGCTCTAAATTAGAGGTTGATCACATTATTCCAAGATCACTTGGCGGAGGGAATGAGCCAAATAATCTACAAACACTTTGCTTTAAATGCAATAGAGGTAGGTCTAACAAAAAACTAATGAATTTTTCTTGATGATAAATGTACTTGTAATTGAATCCCCCCTTGCTAACGCGGTAACATGGTGGCGTTTTTTTCGCCCGTTTGCACAGATGCGCAAAATGTATCCGGGCAAGTTTAATTTCCGCTTTACGCAAAAGCTGACGGCTGAAGACCTATACCTGACAGATGTGTTTATTTTGTCCAGGCCAAACGACAAGGAAACGCTGGAAGTGGTCAAGCGGGTGAAAGACGTTGGAAGGTCTAAAATCATTTTGGACATTGACGATGCAATGACTAACCTACCCGTCTACCATGACCAAGCGGCCTACCACCATGCTCGGGCACATATAGCGCGGGAAATCTGGACGTATGTAGATCACTTTTGGGTAAGCACTGAACAGCTACTTTATGAGTGTGACTGCCTGAATAACGGCGAAGTAGTCCCAAATGCTATTATGCCCAATGATCTGCCTTTGGAGGCGGCGCCCGATAGAGGCTTTTGGATGTGGCGCGGTAGAGGTATGCAAAAGGAAGATGTTTACCAGGCCGGGCGCGAGGTGTACGACCGGATTAAGCATATCCCTAAGCGCTTTTTATTTTGGGGTGTGCTTCCCGCATTGAACCACGGGCAAAACATACACCTGGAGGAATACGACGACGACGTACAGAGCTACATGGCGAAGCTGAAGCAAGCGAAATTTAACGTGGTGTGGAAGCCTTTAGTTGATTGCCAGTTTAACGACGCTAAGTCAAATATTGCATGGATTGAGGCTACCATGTCGGGCGGTGTGTGCTTGACTAACTACGCGGGCAAAAAGGCATGGGAACACGCGACGGCGGAGCCTTTGGAGTATGATGCCGCGGTGGATCTGTGGGGCAAAAGCCGGGATCGCATTTTACAGGACTTCAATCTTGAGAATACGGCACGGCAGCGGATGGAGAGCATTTACAGCATTTTGGACAATGTGCATAGAGTTTGACTAAAGAAAAGCACGTGAGGGGATGCGCACACCCGTTAAGCATAAAAGATTTTTGGGTGTTGGTGTTGGAGCAGCTTGTCGAGTGTGGCAGGATGGATCAGGCCTACTATGCTGCTGAGGAAATTGTAGTAAGGGATTACGGGCGGCGGCGGTTTAAGTCTTATCAGTCTTTCCTTAACGCAAAATGCAAATGGTATAAAAATAGAAAAAAACAGGTTTTTAGATAACCTTTTTTTGCAGGCCGGGTTTTGCCCGGCCTTTATTTTTGTGCAAACGTTTGGATTTGCGGCTATTTGGATTTAATATAAGCATAGAAGCGCCCTGGGATCAGGCAAGACAGGCGGCATCAAGGAATATTAACACGCTTCCTTATGGCTCCGGCCCGTCCGGGTGGGGTACGCTGTACGATTCTATCTTTTCCGGCTCCGGCGTTGTTACCAGACAAAAGGCATTGCAAGTACCGGCCGTTTTTGCGGCGGTTGATGTGGTAAGTCGCACTCTTGCCTCTTTGCCGTTTGCCCCATTTCGCCGTACACCTGAAGGCGCTGAACATGCCGTGGGGCATCCATTGTGGGCAATGGAAACAATAGAACCAAGCCCACACACAACTTCCTACAATTTCCGCCGGGATATGTTCGCAGATGCTTGCTTTGGCAATGCATACGCGAAGATTAGTTTTAAGGGTAACGGCCGGGCGTACAAGCTGGAACGCCTTATCCCTGAAGATGTGGTTATCTACCAGCGCGAAGATGGGACGCTTTATTATGCCGTTTCCCGGAAAATGGGGACACAGGCAACCTTTGAGATCCTCTACCCCTGGGAGGTAATACACCTGAGAGGTATGACAATAGACGGATGGCAGGGCATCAACATTTCAAACCAGTTTAACAGCTCCTTTGCCACATCCATAGACGCTACGCGCTACGGGCACAACTTCTTTTCCAATAATGCCGCTATCGACGGCATAGTAGCTTTTCCTCAGGGACTTTCCAAAGATGCCAGGGATATAATAGAAGACCGTATCCAGAAAAAACATGCAGGGGTGAAGAATGTGGGCGGCATTATGGTGCTGGACGCGGGTGCAAGCTATACCAAGATCGGCACGAACCCTCAGGAAGCCATGCTGAATGAAACGCGGATGTTTCAGGCTTATGAATCGTGCCGCATTTTCGGCGTTCCAGCCCACATGATAAACGTGCTTGATCGCTCCACTTTCAACAACATTGAAATGATGGATAACGGCTTTGTGAAGTACTGCCTGACCCCGTGGGCTGAACAGTTCGAGGCAGAGTGTGATGTCAAGCTACTAACGCAAGACGAAAAGATAAACGGTACAATTTTCCACCGCTTCGATATGACCAACTTAATGCGTGGCGATATGAAAAGCCGGGCGGAGTACGAGGATAAAATGCTCAAAAACATGGTGCTTACCATTAACGATGTTAGGCGCATGAACAACCTTAATGAAGTTACCTGGGGCAATCTACCATTTGCACAGGCCGGTGTTACGCGGGTGAATGAAGAAGGGGAAATAGAGCTGCCAGAACCGCCGGAATCAGAAGAAAAAGAGCCTAAAGGCACAAAAGAAATAGACAATGAAGAAGAACCAGGAACAACGGCGGACGAATAGCGATCTGGAAACACGCCACATCCTGCACGAAGAAACGCGGGCAAAGGTCGTAAATGCTGAATCTCGCACGATTCGGGGTTACGGCATTGTGTTCAACAAGGAAAGTGTTGATCTGCGAGCTGGCGGTCGGGTGTTCCGGGAAGTTATACGGCCGGAGGCTATGGATGGCATTGACACGTCCCGGATGCTGGCAATGCACAACCACGACAGCAACCGACTTTTAGGTAATGCCGCTTCGGGAACCATGCGCACAGGCACAGACGCAACGGGCGTATGGTATGAAGTTGATCTACCAGACAGCCCAACCGGACAAGATGTATTTATCTCTGTACAGCGGGGCGATACGCAGGGCAGTTCTTTTCAGTTCACTATTGCCCCCGACGGCGAACGGTGGTCTATGCGGGGCGGTAAAGCGTTCCGGGAAGTGACCAAGTTTGGCGGCGTGTATGAGATGGGGCCGGTGTCTGAACCTGCTTACCCTGATACATCTATCGGCGCTCGTTCTTTGGAAGCAATGGAAGCGGCTGAAAAAGAAGGCCGGGCGAATGAAGACAAGGATTGGAGCGTAAGTAATAGCGCATACTTCATCCAGCAAGTCAACTGGACAATTGAAGAAACGTCGTGGAGGCTGCGTAATCTGGAAAAGCTTATGCAGGCAGACCCGGACAATTCCCAACTATACCAGGAAACACGCGACGCGATCACAGAGGCCCGCGAAGCCTTGAAAAGAATGATCGGATTAGAAGCGCAAATAATCAGCACCGTTAACGGGCAAAGAAGCGAAGAAAATAAAAATACAAATGCAATGTTGATGGATGCAGACCATTTCCGTCGACTATGCTTGCTTATCTAACAACAAACAAACAAACACAATGAAGTTACAAGAGCTTTTAAATGAGCGTCGTAACGTGTTCGCCAAACTCAATGATTTGCGAGCAGAAACCGACGCGACAGGTAAATTCACAGACGATGCAAAAGGCGCGGAGTACAAGCGCCTTGACGCTGAGTTTGTCCGCCTTAGTGGTGAAATTGAAGACGCGCAGCGTACTGAAGCCGCAGAACGCGAACACGCCGCCCGCCTTGCCATGATGGAGGCTGACGCCAGAAACAAGCCTGCAGGAGCGCCAACGCCAGCAGCAGATCCAGCGAAAAGCTACGAGGATGTTTTTTGGCGCTACATGGGCCGCAGTTTTGAACGCCGTTTGGCTGACGACGAAATGCGTCTACTTGAAACACGTGGCACCTCTACCCAAATTGGTTCTACTGATTCTCTTGGTGGTTTTACTATTCCGCAGTCATTCTCCAACAAGCTGGAGGTAATGATGAAGTATTACAGCACCATAACAGCGTTTGGTTCGCTTGATACTTCTATTGGTGGAGTGCTTAAATATCCATCATTGGACGATACAAGTGTTAATGGCGCTGTGATTGCTCAGGGTGTTGCCACCAGTGTTTCAGATTTAACCTTTGGTAACGTCTTGTTTGGTGATTACACCGTTGATTCAAAGATTATTAAGTTGTCTGCCGAGTTGTTCAATGACAACCAGGTTGGTCTTGTTGAACAGATTTTGGCAACCCTACTGCCTGAGCGCCTTGGTAGGGCAATTAACGGGTTTATCACTAATGGCACTGGTTCTTCGCAGCCGTTTGGATTGACTACCGTTGCCACAACCTCCGCACTGACTACCGCAGGGGCAACGGCAATTACTAAGGCAGAACTATTGAGGGCCTGGTACAAGCTGGATAAGTCATATATGGAAGGGCCGCAATCCGGGTGGATGATGCACAACACCATCCTTGGTTATCTGCGCACACTTGACCTTGGCAATACCGACACTGTACAACTGTTTAGCCCGGCCGTCATTGCGGGCGAGCCTGACCGCATGCTTGGTAAACCTGTTTTCATTAACAATGCATTAGAGGCTGCAAACGCATCAACCGGCGTACCTGTTACTGCTAAAAAGCACATCTATTTTGGTGATTTCTCCAAATTTGTTGTGCGCAAAATCGGCGGTATATCAATGAGCCGAAACGATAGTTTATATTGGGCTGAACGCTCAATCGGCTTCATGGGTTACCAGCGACTTGATAGCAACCTAATCAACGCAAACGCGATCAGGCTAATTACCCAAGCGTAAGATGTACGTGAAGTTGAAAAAATCGGGGCGGGTGGCCTGGGTTTCAGATCATAACGGCGCTTTCTTGATTGACAGCGGCGAAGCTGAAGAAGTCCAGGCAACCCACACCGATATTAGAGAAACTGCAACCGTAAAGCGTAACACCGAAAAACGTGGCGTTCAAGATAACGACAACACCGACAGAAGAACCGATCACTTTGGGCGAGGCTAAAGATTGGCTGAAGGTTCACCCGGATGTGGCGGAAGACGATAACCTTATTCGTGCGCTAATTAAGGCAGCGCGGGTATGGGCAGAACGTCACGCGGGTGTGTGTCTGATTGAACAGACGGTTGAAGAAGTTTGGGATTTCTTCCCTGAATACGGCGTGTTTGAATTGGCAATGGCTCCGCTTACAGAGGTTACAAAAGTAGAATACCGGAATGATGCAGCGTCCTATACAACATGGGCAAGTAGCAATTATACGGTGGACACTTACAGCTACCCTCCGCGTGTGGTTTCTAAAAGCACACTACCGCCGTCTATCTCTTTACAAAACCAGATGCCTAATTTATGGCGTATCACATACAAGGCCGGCACAACGTCCGCCAAAAATGTAGATGCCAACGTAAAAACGGCCATGCTTTTGCAGATAGGCATGATGTACGAAAATAGGGAAGATATACCGATCCTGAAAAATGGCGCTAATCCAACAGCTCGGAGTGCTTACGCGCTTTTGTCGCTGTCCAGGGTTAATCTGATATGAGAAACACGACTGCCAACATATCACAATCCATACCGTCTATTTCTTCCCTACGGGAACGGGTAACGGTTCAAACGTTCACAACAACGCGGGGCGATAATGGCGAACAGGTCAACACGTGGGCGGATTTGCGGACTGATTGGGCGCTGGTTGAATATCCGGTTACGGGTAACGATGAAAGGTATTTTGGGGATCAGGAAATGAGCCTGCAGCGGGCGCGAATTACAATGCGCTACCGTGGGGACATTTTACCCAAAATGAGAATTATACATAACATCGACGGCTCAAAATCCCTGACCTACGACGTGCTTTATTCAGCAATATTAGGAGCCAGAAAGTTTGAGGTTTTAACTTGTGAATCAGTGGAATGAAACTAATAATTGACACGGAAAAGAAAACGGTTTTTGTGCATGGATCATGCGCTTTTGAAGCGATAGAGGCGGCTGTAAAGGCCGTTGATCCTGAAAACTGGCCGTTGTACGCACTTACGTGCGAAAATGTTTCGATCTCGTTACCATGTGAACCAACTAAATTCAAATACCCCTCTTTTGAAGACAGAAGATGAACACGGGTAAATACATATACGGGAAGTTAAGCGGTACAACGGGCGTTACGGCGCTTGTAAGTACGCGGATCTATCCCATGATTTTACCCCAAGATGCGATTTACCCGGCCATTGTGTACAGTGTAGACAATAAGCCGTTAGATAGCAATATGAAGGACAGGGCGGGCTACCACGACCGCGCTACGGTAACGCTGAATATCTGGGCGGATGTGAAGTTCGGGCAAGCGGCCTACACTTCACTGGATGCAATAGACACGGCAGTAAGAACGGCAATGGATTTTCAGACGGGAACCTCAA